GTAGAGCGAGTCGCGGCGGAGCGTGCGTCATGAGCACTGTCCCGCCGATGGTGTACCCCGGGTCACCGAACGTCCGCCGCAACGACTTGATCACATCCCACGAAGCCGCGGACATGTCGGACACGGCAGCATCCCAGCTCGAGGTGATGCGGATCCTCACCCACGCTGACCGTCCCCTGTCTGATGGGGAGATTTACCGGGAGCATCTGGCCGCGCCGGTGTTGAACCCGTGGTCGTTCTCAGATTCGAGGTTGCGTACCGCCCGTCATGAGCTTGTTGAAGACGGGCGTGTGGTTGAGGCCGGGGTGGGGCGGACGTCGAAGGGTCGCCGCTGCAAGACATGGGCAGTCGCATCATGAGCGCGCACGATATGACTCGGTTCTGGCGGATCTTCACCGTCGATCACGGCCGCGTGCGAGGGGACTTCATCGTGTACGCCGCGAAGGTCGGCGTGCACGACGTGAAGCCCCTGAACGTCACGCTGTGGGCCGACGAAGCACACACCTGGGGCCGTGTCGTGAAGTATGACGACTTCATTGCGATGGTCCGAGACGATGGCATCACGATACCGGCACACATGATCCGTGCCGACGTCCGGCTAGACATCGAAGACGCGATGGACGACCTGCTCGCGGCGATGCGGCAGTGCGTTGACGCCTTCCCGATCGCGGAGGCAGCGTCATGATCACTGTTCGTTGGTGTGCCGGGTTCCTGTTCACCCTGGCCCTGATTCCCGCGTGGATGGGTGTCCGGGACTGGTTCCTCGCCGCGTTCTTGTTCGTGATGTTTGTGGTGGCGTTCACCCCGTGGCACCGGCTGATCGCTGACCTGCCGGCGGGTGATCCGGAGGAGTTGTCACGCCTCGACCGGCTCGACGGGCTCAGGGACGACACGTGATCGCCATTCTCCTGGTCGCCGCGCTCATCGTCGCGGTGGTCCTCACTTCACCATCTGATCCTCCGCGGCACAGCCGCTAACTCCGCACGAAAGGGCACAGACATGACGGAGCAAAGTTACGAGTTCACCGGGCTCGAAAAGGTCAACATCCACGGGTACACGGTGCGGCAGATCCGCGCGACCCGCGACATCCCCCGACACGGCATCCGAAAGGGCGATCTCGGCGGATGGATCGAGTCGTCCGAGCTGACCAACGGCGACGCCCGGGTCTCCGGCAACGCCTGGGTCTACGGCAACGCCCAGGTCTACGGCAACGCCCAGGTCTCCGGCAACGCCCAGGTCTCCGGCAACGCCCAGGTCTCCGGCAACGCCTGGGTCTACAGCGACGCCTGGGTCTCCGGCAACGCCCAGGTCTACGGCAACGCCCAGGTCTCCGGCAACGCCCGGGTCTACAGCGACGCCTGGGTCTCCGGCAACGCCCAGGTCTACGGCAACGCCCGGGTCTACGGCAACGCCCGGGTCTCCGGCAACGCCCAGGTCTCCGGCAACGCCTGGGTCTCCGGCAACGCCTGGGTCTCCGGCAACGCCCAGGTCTCCGGCAACGCCCGGGTTGAGAAGACGTGGCACTACATCGCTGTCGACCCGATCGGGTCGGAAGGTGTCGTTGCGACGGTGTTCCGCACCGAGAACGGGAAGCACATCCTCGCGGTGGGGTGTTGGACGGGGACGCTCGGGACGCTGATGGCGGAGGTCAAGCGACGCCGGGAGTCGTGGCGGGCGGATGAGCTTACGCAGGACTTGTGGATGGAGCAGTACCGGGCGTTGAAGCGTCTGGGGAACGCCACGATCGCGCGTTGGGCGGAGGTGTCGAAGTGACGGAGCAAACGAAAACCAGGATGTACCTGGGTCGGTTCGAGGGTGACGCCCTGGTGGATGTGACGCATTTCACGTCGTTGGATGACCGGTGCGTCCCCTCAAGCATCGCGAACCTGATCGTCCCGGGTCGTCAGTCGTACACGGACTGGGATGGGGGCGTGTGGGTTCCCCTGACCGAGGGTCGTGTGACGGAGCAGCGGGCGGACATGGGTGGCGCGTGCTGCTGGTGCGAGTTCCCCGAAGCCAGACAGAAGTACCTCCCCGTACCGGCATCAGCCGCGGTCGGCGGGGTGCACATGCGCCCGTTGCGGCGGGACTCCCGTTTCTGGGCCACCATTGCCGTCACCGGGCTTGTGGGTGTCGTGCTCGTGTGGCTGGTCATCGCAGCGGTGACGGCATGAACGACTTCACCGCATCCAACGGCATCGGCGTGGAGATCAACGACGAGGAGCAGATCGTCTTCGCTGTAGGCAATCGTCCTATCACTCCGATATGGACCGATTCAAGTGAACTCAAAGCCCTCCGGGAGTTCTTTCGGGCTGAGGAGGACGAACGCCTCGGGCGGTGGCGTGACGCCCGTTACCCAGACTTCGCGGTCTACCCACAACCGGTCGATCCATCTCGCGGAGCCGTCCGCGGCGTCACCATCCTGAGCGAGCGCATCCCCCGCATCTACACCGCCTGGGAGGACAATCTTCGGACCTTCTACGGTGACAGCGAGGATGAGGAAACTCGCCGCACCGCAAGGGACGTCGCAGCCGCCTACTTCGATGCTCATCCTGAGCCGAAGCCTCTTCCCACGATTCCGGGGCTGTACGTGGGCGGCGCGCTCGATGGGATTCCGACTGTGTGGTCTCTCGACGGCGATGGCTCATGGCGGCTGATCAACACCAACAGCTTGTTCCCGATCGAGGACGGACACATTCACAAGTACCTGCCGTTCTCGCGCCTACTCCCGGAGGTGTCGTCATGACCGCGGCGAAGTACCTGCAGACGGGTGACTGGGTGACACACCCGGCGTCGGGCAGCATCATGGTCGTCACGGCACCACCGGAACCGCTCGGGCAGCGGAGCCTTCTACTCACAGTGTGGACGGTTGGTTCGGGCGATCAGGCCCGGTACACCGTTGACCAGGACGAGGACTATACGGTCCTCGGGTCGGATGAGTTGCGGTCAGTGCGCGTCCAGGAGCAGAGCGTGCAGCTCGCGTTGGGGCGGGATTTGTTGGCGTCACAGCGGATTGTTGCAGCGATCGACACACACCTGGCGGTGACACCGTGAGCACTACAGCCGAGCGTTGGTTACCAGTTGTCGGATGGGAGTCGCTGTACGAAATCAGTGACCACGGAAGTGTGCGTTCTCTTGATCGAGTGGTGCCGCATATCAACGGAAGCTCGAGGCGCCTACTAGGTCGCCTGCTTCATCCAGCGGCCAATGCAACCGGTCATCTGTATGTCCACCTATGGCGTGACGGAAGTAGTACCAAGGCTTACCTGCACCGCATGGTACTCGAGGCATTTGTCGGACCATCTCCGGAAGGCATGGAGGCGTGTCATCGCGACGATGTTCCGGCAAACAACCACCTTTCAAACCTGCGGTGGGACACGCATCGAGCCAATCTGCGCGAAGCGAGCCGCAATGGACGCAACCGCTTTGCGAATCAGACGCACTGCAAGCGAGGTCATGAATTCACAATTCAGAACCTCATCAAGAACCCGCACGGCCACCGAATCTGCAAGGCGTGCCGAAAGTCCCGTAGAGAGGAGGCGGCGTGAGCGCGTTCGAGCGAGTAGACGTGGTTCCCGACACGCCCGCGTGGCAGGAGGAGCGTCGTAGGAGCATTGGCGCTTCGGAAATGGCAGCCGTAATGGGCCTTAGCTCATACATGACGCCCTTGGATGTTTACAAGTCAAAGATGGGCGTCGACCGCCCGTTTCCCGCTGAACTCGCGTTCTACGGCCACGAGTCAGAGCACATCATCCACAAGTGGGTGGAGCAGTTTTCTGGCCTGGATATCAAACTTCAGCCTGGCTTTATGGCTCGATCGGTGGAGTGGCCATTCCTGCATGCTTCGTTTGATCGCGTCTCTTCTGCGCCGTTTCTGACGTGGCAGTTCAAGACTTCGTCAGCGTTCTCCGGGCATCAGTGGGACGAGGGCATTCCCACTGAGATACGAGTTCAAGTACAAGCTGAGATGGCGGTGGCTGGCACACCGCGGGCGGCAGTGGTCGTGTGGATTGGCGGTCGCGAAACCCGTCTGTACTGGGAGCCTCGCGATGATCGCTTCATCCGAGAGCACCTCGTACCCGCCGCCATGAGCATGTGGGACGGGCACGTGCGCGCAAAGGTTGAGCCTCCCGTGTCGACGCTCGCTGAGGTCAACGCGATCGTCACAGACGGGACGGAGATCGAACTGTCCGAGCAGGCGTTCGACACTCTCGAGCGGATCACGGTCCTGAACTCGGACATTCAAGCGCAGACCGAAGAGCGCGATGCCCTCAAGGTCGTGCTCGGCCAGTACGTCGGCGCAGCAGACACCCTCACCCATGACGGGGTGAAGGTCGCGACGTGGCGGCAGCAGAAGGGCCGCGCCGGGTTCGATCAGAAGGCGTTCCGGGAGGCGTACCCGGATCTTGCGCAACAGTTCACGACGGTTGGGCAGCCGTTCAGGGTGCTGCGCCGCACAAAGACCAAGGAGCAGTAATGAGCACGGACCTCAGTAACGCGGCTGTGGCCGCGCAGGAACGCCAGGGCAAAACACCGACGGTCATGGACCTGGTGCACCGGCAGCAGGCCGCGATCGAAGCGCAACTCGCCGGCACGCTCAACTCAGGCGCGTTCGTCCGCGCGGCTATCAGTGAGATCAAGAAGTCCGAGTACCTGCAGCAGGCGACAGCGGATTCGGTGCTCGGGTCGATCATGCTCGCCGCCCAGTTGAAGCTTGAGATCGGTTCAGCGCTGGGGCACTTCTGGCTCACCCCCCGCCGTGAGCACGGCACATGGGTGTGCGTCCCGATCGTCGGATATCAGGGGCTCATCGAGCTCGCGTACCGTTCCGGGCGGGTCCTCCGGGTGGAGACGTTCTTGGTCCGTGAGGGCGACTACTTCGAGTACGGGGCGAACAGTGAACGGGGCCGATTCTTCGACTGGAAACCCGCCGACCGGGAATCCACCCGCCCGTGGACTGACGCCGTAGTCACGGCGCAGATCAGCGGCGGCGGTGTGGTGTGGGAAACCCTCCCGAAAGAGAAGATCCTCGCCCGCCGCCCCGACAAGTGGGATCGGGGGCCGTGGAAGACGCATGAGGAGGAGATGGCCCGCAAGACCCTTGTCCGGGAAGTGTCCCCGTACCTCCCGAAGTCGACAGAGTTCGGTCTCGCGATCCAGGTGATGCGGCAGGTCGAAGACGAGGGGCAGGTTGTCCGGTCCATCGAAGGCGTGCAAGGGCTCGTCGTCGGTGACGCGGTGGAGCCTGGTGTTGGGGATCCGCTTGAGGCGCGTGTTGCTGGTGGAGCAGAGGAGCCGAGCAATGTGCGCTGAACCATCCTGTGATCGCGTTGTCGTCGCGCGCGGATCGGACGCCAAGGGTCACTTCTGCGGGGCCGAGGTCTACCTCTCCGCTCATTGCGCGAAGCACTACGGGATCGAGTTGGAGCGGCAGAAGAAACGCCTTGCGAAAGAGAAGGTGCAGCGTGAGGCGGCGGAGGCCCGGTGGCGTGAACGCAACCGTTCGAAGCTCCCCGGGTGGCGGGTGCAGCTTGAGGCTGCGGAAGCGGAGTACGCGCGCCGCACCGCGTCCCCCGTGGCTGACCGTGCCGCGGTAGGCGGGTCCATGCACGGCTCGGTGGTGCGCGCGCAACGGTCGCACCTGTCCGACACGAACGTGGCCCGGGTCGCGGAGTTGGACCGGATCATGAAGCGGCTCCGCGCCGACATCGAACGGATGGAGAGGTCATGAGGTTCCCATTGCGTTACGGGGTAGGTGTCCTCAAGTCCGGGAAGTGGGTTGAGGCCGGTGCGGATTCCACGCCCGAAGGGGTCATGCGGGCCGCTGCGGTCCTGCGGGCAGATGGGGCGCATGCGCGGGCTTTCGACTGGTCTGTGGCTCCCGCTGGTCTGATGCTCGACCCGCAACCCGGAGATCGCGAGTACGCCGCCGACATCACACGGATGGAGCAGGGAACATGAGCCTGTACTACGAAGACGAGTACGTGCAGCTTCACCACGGAAGGTGGCAGGACCAGTTCGAGTGGCTGCAGGAGATGGATGTGGCGGCGATCATCACTGATCCGCCGTATGGGGAGACATCCCTGGAGTGGGATCAGTGGCCGAAGGGGTGGCCGTCTGAGGCGGCGAAAATCACGAACGCGATGTGGTGCTTCGGGTCGTTCCGCATGTTCCACGACAACGCCGACGAGTTCGCTCACTGGAAGCTGTCGCAGGAGATCGTGTGGGAGAAGCACAACGGGTCAGGGTTCCACGCCGACCGTTTCAAGCGGGTGCACGAGCTGGCAGTGCTCTGGTATCGCGGCGAGTGGGAAGACCTGCATCATGTCACGCCGACGACACCTGACGCGACACCGCGCACTGTGCGCCGGAAGACGCGCCCAACCCACACCGGACACATCGAGGCTTCCGCGTACCGCTCCGAGGACGGCGGGCCGCGCCTGATGAGGTCGGTGCAGTACGTCCGGTCAGAGCACGGCAGAGCAATCCACCCGACGCAGAAGCCTGAGGGCATCGTCTCCCCGCTGATCGAGTACAGCGTGCCCAGGGGGGGGCTTGTGCTGGACCTGTTCGCCGGGTCCGGGACTACCGCCGTAGCGGCGCGCAGCATGGGTCGGCGTTGCGTCGCATTCGAGGTGCGAGAGGACTACGCGCACGCAGCTGCGCAGCGCCTGGCGCAGCAGACCTTCATCTTCGAGGGCGGTGATGCGGCGTGAATAAGCGTAGGGGTGTGCCGGGGCACACGGATGGAGCAGGGAACGTGAGCACCACACCTGGCATCAAGATCATCTGCACCCACGACGGATGCGAACGCCGAAGCATCGCGCGGCGACTGTGCCGCGCCCACTACCAGGCGGCATGGAAAGCCGGAGATCTCGCCCGACACGAACCGTTGCCGCCGCGTCAGAAGAAGCATGACTACGTCTGCCCACCCGACCACAAGCACGCCGAGGCAACCACCTGCTACATCCAGCATCAATGCCGCTGCGATGACTGTGTCGCGGACCACAACGCTCGTGAGACCCGCCGATCGAAGCTGAAGGCTTACGGGCGGTTCGATACCGGCCTTGTCGACGCCGCCCCGGTCCGTGAGCACATCCTGATGCTCAGCGAGTACGGCATCGGCTACAAGCGCATCGCCCAGCTCGCCGGCGTCGGCATCACAGGTGTACGACAGCTGATCTGGGGACGTCAGGAACCTGGCACCCGCTACGGGGAGATCCCGAAACGAGTCGGCCGGGAGAAGGCCGAGAAGATCCTCGCCGTAGAGCCACGCATCGAGAACCTGGGCGCCCGAAAGTCCGTCCCGTCACGCGGAACGCACCGGCGCCTGCAGGCACTCGTCGCCCGAGGCTGGTCCCAATCGAAACTCGCGGACCGGCTTGGGATGGACCGTGCCAACTTCGGCGGCATGATGCAACGCCAGTTCGTTGGCGCTGCCACCCACCGTGCCGTCGTCGAACTGTTCGACGAGCTGTGGGACCAGGAACCACCGCAGCAGTCACACCGCGACAAGATCGCCTACACCCGAACCCTGCGCTACGCGGCCGCACGCCGCTGGCTCCCACCACTCGCGTGGGACGACATCGACACCGACACGGAACCCCCCGTCCCTGACGAGGAAGACGGCAGCGTCGACGAGGTCGCGATCGAACTCGCGATCACCGGCGAAGGGCCACGGCTCACCCCGGCAGAGCGCCGCGAATGCGTGCGCCGGCTTCACCGGGAGCGGTGGAGTGACGGTCGCATCGCCGACACCATCCGCTGCAAGGTGCGGCGTGAATAAGCGTAGGGGTGTGAATCACCCGCCCAGGGTGGTGAAGGATGCCGTGATCGAGCGGGATGGACACTTCTGCCTCCTCGCACTCAACCGGTGCCAGGGCGAAGCAACCACCACGGACCACCGGGCGAACCGGCAAGCTGGCGGCAGCCGCCTACTCAACCATCCCGGCGTGCTGGTCGCCGCGTGTGAGCGGTGCAACGGCGACAAGGCCGACGCGCACGCGATCGTCCTGTTCGAGCTCGAGCAGCGCGGCTTGTACGTCAGGCCCGCGGCGACGCACGCGAAAACCCTCGAACGGGCACTCGCGACACCGGTCCAGGATCTCGCCGGGGACTGGTGGATGCTGCTGTCCTCCCGGGAACGCCGACCGGCGACGGATGCGGAGATCGCACGGCATCTCGAATGGGTGGGGGTCCGCTGATGGTGTGGTTCAACGTGGACGACGGGTTCTGGTCGCACCCGAAGGTGCTCGAGCTCGACGCCACCGCTGTCGCCCTGTGGGTTCGTGCTGGCTCGTACTGCGCGAAGCACCTCACAGACGGCAAGGTGACCAACCGCACTCTCAGGATCCTCGACGGCGACCACGACGCGGCTACAGCTCTCGTTCTGGCCGGCCTGTGGGTGTTCGATGACGGTCAAAATTGCTGGTGGTTCCATGACTGGTCGAGGTATCAGCGGACCCGTGAGCAGGTTGAGGCGGAGCGTGCGGCGACTCGTGAACGGGTTGCGAAACACCGGGAGAAACGGCGTACTAACACCGAAGGTAACGACGTTACTAACGGTGGTGGTACACCTGCCCAGTCCAGTCCAAGCCAAGCCAATGACTTCTACTCACTTTCTAAGAGTCAGTCCAGTAGTAACCGCGCGCGAGTTTCGACCGACCCGATAGTGATCCCGGAGATGACGAGGAAGCTCGCCGCCCGCCGCGGGGTGAGCAACCTGCGTTCAGTGGTCGACGCGATCGTCCGGCACACCGGCCTCACGGTAGACGCGAACGGGGCGCTGCAGGTCGCGCTCTGGATCCTCGACAAGGCGAAGACCGCACCAGCGGCACCGCAACGGTACGTGACCGGGGCGATAGCGAAGAGCCCGCTCGAGGTTCAACAGTTCATCCATGAGAAAGCGCTGGAGGTGGCGTGATGGAAACCGTTCAGGTGATGGTCCCGGTCAACGTGTGGGGGCGTCTCGCGTCAGAAGCAGATAACCGTGGCGTCACGGTCGAGGACGTGCTCGTCGCGGCGATCAACCATGTCATCCGTCCACAAGGGCGCAGAGAGGTGATTCTCGCCGCCGTGAGGGCCGGGTTTACGGACGCTCAGGTTGCTGCTCAGACGGGGGAGCTCGTCGGATTTGTGGCAGCGGTTCGCAGGGATGCCGGGCTGGCGGCAGTGAGGGGCCGGCGATGAGGTTTGAGCTTCTGGATGCTGTTGATGTCCTGGCGAAACCATCGACGGAGACGGTGAGGCAACGTGTTCCGGGGAACATGTCACCCCTGTGCGACCCGGAGTGCCCGGTCGCGCCACACACCCATAACGGGACGGTCACGCATGACCCGTTGTTAGTGCAGATGGAAGCCGTCATGCGGGGGCAGATGACAACCACGGACGGTACAGGCCAGTCCCTCGCGTTCACCCGGGGCATGTTGGACTCCACCGCACTGATGCACATGACCCGTATCACGGCGATGATCCGCGACTGGGCCAGGACAGCGGGGGCGCCCCGCCGCTCGGATGCGGCCACCCAACTTCAAGCCTGGTACGTCGCGTACATGCGAACCCCGCACGAGCCCGCGTCGGAAGCGTTCTACATCGGGAAGCTTCGTGGGTGGGCTGACCTGATCCGCGACCACATCGAGATCGTGGAAGCCCCGCTACCTGACCCGTGCCCGCACCCGGCTTGCACTCAGGGGTTCGACCCGGTGACGGGCAGGGCCGTGTGGTGGGATACCCGGTTGAGGGAGTGGTGCACCAACCCTCTTGTTCTCACGTACCGGCCCACGGATGGGGCTGAGGCGTTCCAGAACGCGACAGCCCGGTGCAGGGCGTGCGGGACAACATGGACCGGGCGTGAGCTCGCCAGCGACCTCGAGACCGTGAGAGAGGCGGCAACGACATGACCAAGTACACCAACCAACAGAACCGTACCCAGGAGGAACGATGAACGTCAGGCACACTGGCCCCGGACACTTCGCGGGCGACGCGGGATTCTGTGAAGGGTGCCTCGCTGAGCGCGCTACGCGCGCGGAGGTGGTCACTCTTTGCGGGTCGACTAAGTTCAAGGACGCGATCAACGCCGAGAACGCCCGCCTGACGATGGAGGGTCACCTCGTCATCTCGCTCGGGCTGTTCGGTCACACGGACCTGCCGGACTACGACTGGACGACGGATGCCAGCGATCTGAAGCGGATGCTCGACCGGATTCACTTCCAGAAGATCGACATGGCCGACAGGGTGCATGTCGTGAACGTCGGCGGATACTACGGCGAGTCCACGGCTCGCGAGATTGCGTACGCGCGGTCGCTCGGCAAGCCGGTGACGTTCATGGTCGAACCGGGTGATCCGTCATGATCACACTTCCTGACGGAACGACGTCCGCGGAGGACCTCGTTACCCACTTCTGGAACTCCGAGGATCGCTATCAGTTGGTTACAGATAGGCCGGATGCGACCTGCCCGAGCTGCGGATACCCCGAGCGGCACCGAGTCTACGAGGAGGCCGATGAGCAACCGGATCAGCCGGTGCTTTCGCTTACGCTCCTCGCCGATGGGTGCCCGTCGTGCGAGACAAGCCGGATGCCGAAACCACCCGAACCGTACCCAGGAGGAGAAATGACCGAGCAGGACGTGCGGCAGAAGATCGCCGAGATTGACGAGAAACGGCAGAGGGCGCGAGTTCTCGAAGACATGAGTCGATGGCCAATGTTCACGCCTTCATCGGTGAGCGTCGATAGGAAGCGAGGCTTGTTTCGGTGGTTCGGATCCGTATCGGGCGAATCGCTCTACGTGGAACTGACCCGTGACGAGCGTCACGAGTTCCGTGAATGGATGCTCGCCAAAGCGGCGCGGCTCGATGCTGAGGCGTCCGCCGTTTCAGCGGCACTCGGTTCGGAGGAATCATCATGATCGTCTACGCCGTGATTTACATGGGCGAGGTACTCCACTGGTATGTGGATGCTTCTCGCGCCGAGTTTTGGCGTCGGGAGGGCTACCAAGTGATCGAGTTCAGTCTCGGCCTACGCCAGCCCGGCCCGTTCCAGAGACCGGGAGGTCCGGAGTGAAGACGATCACGGTCGAACTGAGGGAAGACGAGTTCAGGGCGCTACGCCAGTGGGCACCTGAGATGCGCTTGCCTTGGCGGGAGTCGCTGGCACTTCAAAGAGCGCGTGCTCGCATCGTCTGGGCCGTCGAACGTACTGCTCACGAATCGGGTGATCCGTCATGAGCGCAGAGCGAGACGGCCGCATAGACGAAGGGCGGCGAGCAATTCGCAGTCAAAGGCCCTACGACGTGCGTCGCGAGACGGTGTGGCAGTACCACAATCGACTGGCTGCGGCAGTGGTTGACGCCTTGTTTCCGGCGGCTGGTGAGCCGTCATGAGCGAGCGGGAGGAAGTCGTCTGGCGACCGCGGCCGTCGAAGCATCAGCGCCGGTATACCGACATCCACGGATTCCCGTACGTCGTGCGGTACGGGAACACCCGGCTGACCATGCCGATCTTTCGCCGCACGTTCATCGGAGCGCGCCTGGCCGCGTGGTGGATGCGAATGCCTGTGCACTCAGTCGGGCGCAACGGGGGCTACCCGGCGCACACGATCTTCATCGAGCGCCGATCGGAGTGGCAGGGAGCATGAGCGTTGAGTTCTTTGGCCGATTGCGCGGACTACAGCATTCGGTGGAAGGTATCGTCCCGCAGCATGGCGGCATCCTCCGCTGCGAAACGTGCGGTAGCACCCAGGAACCGCGCGGCGAGTACATGAGTACCGGCTGGCCACAGTGCCACGGATTCACGATGCGGTGGTGGACTCGGCGTCAGATTGACGCGGGCGAGATGGTCGCACTGACCGAATCGGAACCCGGTGATCAGTCATGAGTGCCCTTGACGACGCGCGAGCCGCTCTTGCGGGCGGTGAAATAGCGGCGGAGATGGGCTGGAAGGTGACGTGGCCCGAGGTGAGGCGGCTTGAGCGCGTCATACGTGGGCTGGTAGCCGAGATCGAACAGTCGGAGTACACCGCAAGCGAGGACATCGCTCAACTTCCCAAGGGGACGATACTCCGCGATGAGATCGGCCGCGTATTCATCCGTACGGACAGCCTGACATATCACTGGCGCACGATTTGGGGACCGGGTTACGACCTGGACGACGACCAAGCGACGACGTACACGCCTGTCCGCGTGCTCTATCGACCGGGTGATCCGTCATGAGCGGGAATGTGAAGGTCATCTACACGCCGCCGCGCTACCGCGGTCGCGAACCGAGGCCGCCAGCATGGTGGCGGACCTTCTGGCGGCGCACTGGGACCGTGGTCGACTACCTCGGGGTGCGCTGGCGTCTCGAGGTAGTCGGCGCGGCTGATCAGACGTGGCGCCAGTGGATACGCCACAGGGAATCGGGTGATCCGTCATGAGTGCAGAAGCGCGCGCGAACGGCTGGCGCGGATTCGATGGCATCGGGGAGCGGGTGAAGGGTGGATACGAGTACCGCTGCGACGGCATGCCGAGTCTGATGGGATGCGGTGCGGACGTCACCGTACCTCGACGCTGGGAGCGGGTCGGCACCAAGAAGTCGGGGTGGCTTGTCTGCTATGGCCTAAATGACGACGCCAGCACAGATTTCGATGTCGTGCTCACGTTCTGCCCACGATGCGCGAAGGTCGTTGCGGCACAGGAACCGGAAGGACAGGGAGCATGAGCGACGAATCGCTCTGGGACGCGATGGAGCGGTTACGGATCAGCACAATCGGCGGCCTCGACCGTCTCGACGCGCATGTCGAGAAGATCAAGGATCTAGGCGCTGCCCACGAATGTCCGTGGGTTGGCGAATGCCGATGCGTACAGGATGGTTCTCTCTGCGGTTGCTTGCACCAGCACGGTGAGCACGGGGCCGCGCCTCTCGAATATGACGGAGCATGCACCCGATGCTCCTGTACTGGGTTTGACCAGATACCGGGTGATCCGTCATGAGCGGGCCGACGTGTTCCGTATGCGGGGTGGGCGGTTACTGGGTCGCGCACGATGTCGTTGCTGGTGAGGACCGCTGCGTGAACCATCTCAGCGCCGACGGCGGGCAGGTCCTCTTGCAAGCTCAGGAATCGGCTGAACTGGAGCATGGCGACACGCCGTCAGTGTGATTGCGTGTCGTAACCCCGTGGTATCGGGTATGCTAGTCACATCCCCGCATAACTGTGTCCAGAACCGGTTCTGCGGGGTTTGTGCTTCCCGGGGAGCGTGTGCCCCGCACCCCGGGATCCTTCCCCCTCCCGGCTAGTCGTCTGACACGCGGCCTGTGCTGGTTGAGGGTATCCGTCCCAAGGTTGGGGCGGTCGTCTGGGTTGTCCCGCCGCCACACGCTCACACCTACACGCACGAGACCGGAGCCTCACAGCGCGGATCGCGTTCCGCCCGAGGTGTCCGTAAGCCCTGCCCCAGGAGCTGTGATGCGCGGCGGGACACCACACCCCGCAAGGGAGGCGGTCATGTTCCGCAGGCTCGGGATACTCGTGGTGACCTTGCTGGTGATCGCGTTCGTCCCGTACCAGGTTCAGCACCGCATGTACATGTGGCACCGGAACAGGAACCACCACTGATGGTCCGCGACATCCCGAAGACCACGGACGCGATGCTCGACCACATCGGCGCCCAGTCGAAAGACAAGGGTGACGCGCTCGACGCGATCGGCCGGTTCCTCCTCGAACACCCCGAGCATGACAATGACGAACACCTGCTCGAGGCAAGGCTGGCATTGCTGTGACCGACATCGAACGACTCGTCACCGAGCAAGCCGACCCGCACGTGTTCGAATGCCCCGTCTGCGAGTCGCAGTACACGTCGAGGCTCGCCGCGGCTGAGTGCTGCGACCCAGCATGGGAAGACACCTGATGGCGTGGCACACCAGCGACCGACGCTCAACCCTCCCGAGCGACTGGCCTCAACGCAGAGCCCGCGTACGCAAGAGAGCCGAAGGCATCTGCGAATGGCAAGACACCAACGGCCAACGCTGCACCGCGCCCGGCACAGAGTGCCACCACACAGGTGACCCCGAGGACCACCGAGACGAAGTCCTCATGTGGATCTGCACACCACACCACAAGCAAGAGACACAGCAGCAAGCACAAGCAGCAAGACACGCACGGTACGTCGCAGCGAAGCGACGACCCCCCGAACCACACCCCGGCATCCGCCGACTCCCCTGACCACCCCGGGGGAGTCCCCCCTCGGCCCAGCCAAAAGACCGACGGGCATAGCAAGCACGCTTCCGCATGCATTTTCGGGTGGTTTTTTCGGCTGGCAGGGCTGGCCGCAGGGTCTAGGAGGCTCACTGATGGCTGGTCGGCGTGCGCCTGCGGGCATGGGTGCGACGGGGTTGAAGTTCTGGCGTGATATCACGGGGAAGTTCGATCTGTCGTCGAGCGAGTTCGCGTTGCTGGAGTCGGCGTGCCGGGAGCTTGCGCTCATTGATCGTCTCGAGGCGAAGCTGAAGGGTGCTCCGCTGCTGGTGACGGGGTCGATGGGGCAGCAGGTGGCGCATCCGCTGTTGGCGGAGGTTCGGCAGCATCGGGCGGCGTTTGCTGCGTTGGTGAAGGCGTTGAAGCTTCCTGATGAGGATGTGGAGGAGACGCCGAAGTCGCCGAGGTCGATCGCGGCGCAGCGTGCCGCGAGGGCCAGGTGGGCTCGTGGCGCGTAGACGCGTCGCCCCGAAATACGACGACTCGGCGGACATTCGCCGGTACTACCGTGAGTTGCTGTCTGAGCCGGATGCTCGGCCGGCGTTTAAGTATCAGCCGTCGCATTTGGGGCCGTCGTGGGAGACGGATGCTAAGGGGCGGTTCATTCTGCCGGAGCATTCGATCGGGTGGGATTCGCTCGTGTGGACCGGGCAGCGGTTGCAGCTGCGGCGGGGCCGGCCGTGGAAGTTCACGGCGGAGCAGGCGCGGATCTGGCTGTGGTGGTACGCCGTCGACAGCAACGGTGAGTTGATCTTCGACCGTGAAGGTGTCATCCAGCGGATCAAGGGGCACGGTAAGGACCCGTTCGGCGCGGCGTACTGCGCGAACGAGCTCGTGGGTGTGCCGGTGTTCGCGGGGTGGAAGAACGGTCAGGCCGTTGCGACGGAGCAGACGGCCGCGTGGGTGCAGATCCTCGCGGTGACGCAGGAGCAGACGAAGAACACGATGCGGTTGTTCCCGCGAATGTTCACTGATGACGCGAAGGCTGAGTATCAGCTCGCGATCGGGAAAGAGCAGATTTACGCGCTCGGTGATGAGCGGTTCCTGCAAGCGTTGACGTCGAACCCGACACCGATCGAGGGCGCGCGGACGACGGCGACGCTGCTGAATGAGACTCACCATTGGCGGGACAACAACAACGGCATCGCGATGTACGAGGTGCTCGCGCGGAACGCGGCGAAGTCGCCGGATGCGATCGACGCCGAAGACCTCGACGTGCACGGCAGGTTGTTGCAGATCTCGAATGCGTACCAGCCGGGGCAAGACTCGGTGCTCGAGCGGACGCGGACGAACTACGAACTGTCGCAGGCGCGCCCGGACGAGATCCTGTTGCAGGGCGTCATGTACGACTCGCTGGAGGCGGCACCGAACGCGCCGCTGATCGACCCGGAGAATCCGAACGTCATCGAGGACGTCATCGTTTCGGTTCGTGGCGACTCGGTGTGGTTGAACGCGAAACGGCTCCGCAAGCAGGTGGAGGACCCGCGGATCCCGCCGTCGCAGTCGCGGCGGTTCTGGTACAACCAGATCGTCTCCGATGAGGAGTCGTGGGCGAACGCGCAGAAGTGGGATGATCTGGCGCGGCCGGCGTCGAAGCTGAAGCCGGGTGAAGAGATAGCCCTGTTCTTCGACGGGTCGAAGTCGGATGACGCGACGGCGCTTGTCGGGTGCCGGATCAGCGACGGGCAGTTGTTCACGCTTGGGTTGTGGCAGCGGCCACCGAAGCGGGAACGGTCGAAGGACTTCGACTGGGTCGCGCCGCGCGCCGAGGTGAATCTGCGGGTGCGGCACATCATGAAGACGTACCGGGTGCTCGGGTTCTTCGGGGACCCGTCGCACACCCGGGAGGACGGGACGCTGGACCGGTTCTGGACGCCGATGATCGACGAGTGGCATCGGGATTTCGGGTCTGGGCTGATCGTGTGGGCGCGGCCGAACAAGCATGCGGTGTCGTTCGACATGGCGAACAGTTCCGACGAGGGCGCGAAGTTCGTTGCGGCGGCTGAGCAGATGGCTGAGGACATCGAGAACGGTGATCTGACGCATGACGGTAACCCGGAGCTCGCGCGGCATGTGAAGAACGCGAAACGGTTCCCTACAAGGCATGGTGTGTCGCTGATGAAGGACGGGCCGGAGTCGCCGCGGAAGATCGACCTTGCTGTGTGCGCGGTGGGTGCACGGATGGTCAGGACGTTGGTTCTGAATTCGACGTCGAAACGTAAGGGACCGAAGGGAGGCGTGTGGTGACCCGAGAGCAGAGACTCATCATGGAGCAGGCACATGACCTTCTCATCCCCGCATGGCGGAGGGAGCGTGAACGTCAGACGGTGCTCCGGGACTGGGGCCGCGGTGTGCACGTTCCCCCGTTCAAGCCGCGTGAGGCAAATCAGGAGTACGAAGCGCTGCTCGAGAAGTCGCCTGTGCCGCTGATCGACGTGGTTCTTCGGGTGTTGACGCAGACGCTCGAGATTGTCGACTACAACCCCGGCGTTGCAGACCAGGACGTCAAGGATGCGATGAAGGCGCGGCTGTGGGAGATCTGGCGCCGCAACCTTTTGCCTGTGCGGCAGAAGCGGCTCTACCGTGCCGCTTTTCAGGGTGGCCAGTCGTTCGCTTTGGCGGTCCCGGGAGACACGGCACCGGTTATCAAGGTGTTCTCCGCGCGGAACATGATCGCGTTGTACCAGGACCCGGAAGCGGACGAGTGGCCGATGGTTTCCGCGTACTCCGAGAAGGCCGACAGCCGGCACTTCCATTTCGGTGTCGTCGACGAGAAGGCCGTCCATGTCTTACAGATCGACGCCGACGGCGGAAACGCGGAGTACCTCGAGAAGCAGGTCCATGGCACGGAGATTGTCCCGGTGGTCCGGTACGCGGGCGACGTAGACGACGAGGGCAACGTGTACGGCGAGGTCGAGCGCTTGATCCCGATCCAGGCGAACATCGACCAGACCAACTTCGACCGGCTCCTGACGCAGTCGTACTCGTCATGGAAGATCCGGTACATCACCGGCATGGAAAAGCCCGAGACGGATGCGGACGCGGCAGCGCAGAAAGCGACGCTCGAGCGGGACCGGCTGCTGCTGATCGAGAACCCGGAAGCGAAGGTCGGCACCCTCGACGGGACCGAACTGAACGGGTACATTGCGGCTCGTCGTGACGCGAAGCAGGATCTGGCGACGGCGGCGCAGATCAGCCAGAAAGCGATCGTCGGTTCGCAGTCGAACAACGCGGACGGTGCCGAGGCGCAGGCGGCGGAGGAAGCGTCGACGCAGCGGAAGATCCACGACTACACGGTCGCGTTCGGTGAGTCCCACGGGCAACTGTTCCGTCTCGCCGGCCTCATCGACGGTATCCCTGGGGCGTGGGATGACTATGCCGGCGCGGTCGAGTGGGCGAACTCGGAGATCCGGTCGCTGTCGCAGGTTGCTGACGCTGTCGGGAAGCTCCGCACGCAGGTTGATGCGCCGCGACGTGGCCTGTGGGAGATGCTGCCGGGGATGTCGCCTGAGCGCATCAAGCGGTGGCAGGAATACGCGCAGGAAGACCCGGGACCCATCCAGCAGCTGATGAACGGACTCTAGTCCCGTGGATGTCGGCGAGTACCGCGGCGAGCTGGCGCTGATCCGGCGTGAAGCGGCCGACCGTCTCACAGACATCTTCCCGCAGCTGAACTTCAAAGACCTCGAGGGCTCGTCGCCGCTGTGGATCACCGCCGTAGACCGTGTCGTCACCGACGGGCACGGGAAGACGGTTTCGGTAGCGCAGGACGCGTACATGAGCATGCGGCGCGCGGCTGGGGCGCGGGGCACGGTGTCGTTCGTGCTCCCGTCGGTGGATCACGGGAAGCTGCGGGCTTCTCTGGCGTGGCTTGGCCCGCAGTCGGGAAAGAAGGCGATGAGCGCTGGTGCCCGGATCACCGACGTAGCCGACACGGTGTACTCGAACACGACAGCCCGTGCGGTGCTCGACATCCTGTCGGGGGCGCGGGAGACGGTGCGGCGCACGTCGCTGCTTGAGCGGGTCGGGTGGAAGCGCATCGCGCGGGATGGCGCGTGCCGGTTCTGCAGGATGCTCGCCGACCGCGGCGCTGTCTACAAGGAAGCAACCGCATCGTTCGGGGCTCACCTGCACTGTGAGTGCACGGCGGTACGCGCAGACGGTTCGGAGCCGGAGGCTTCGGCGTTTCAGTATCTCGGTTCGAAGCGGAACCGGACAGCGAAAGACCGTGCGCTGCTGAACGGCTACTTGGACGCGTTCTATCCGCGTTCGTAGACCACTCGCCCAACCGGGGCGGGCGATCCCTAGGAGGGACACCACTATGTCGCAGGGCGACACCACGCACCAAGAGGTGCACGCACGGCGAGGCGCAGATGACCTCGCGACGATCGGACTGACACGGTTCGATGTCGCGGGGATCCGGTTCCTCGACGGAGAAGGCGGAGCGAACCCGACCGGAGGTCAGGAGAGCGACGACACCGATTCCGAGCAGGAATCGGACGCCGCGGACGCGCAGGGCGCAGACGGTGGCGACATCGAATCGGGAGACAGCGACGAAGACGACGAAGACGGGCCAGAGTTTGACGGCCCGTTTGATGCGCCGAGAGCGCGCCGAGCCATTCGAATGGCGAGACAGAGGCTTCAGAAAGCGAGAGCGGAGCGAGACGCGGCGATCACACAGGCGAACAAGAACGCGCCCGAGTGGAAGCAATTGCAGTCGGAGAACATGCGACTGAAAGTCGCTCTGTCCACCGGACTCGACGCAGACCTCGCCGAACGTCTCCGCGGCGACACCGAAGACGAGCTGCTCGAGGACGCCCAGAAGCTCCTCGACCGGTTCTACCCGGAGAACAAGAAGCCGGAGCCCCGACAGCCGAAGCCTGCCCCGCGTGGCGGTGCACGGCCCGGCGCGGAGCCCGAACTCACTGCCGACGACGTCGTGAAAGCGGCGCTCGCCCGGTAACACCCGCAGGACCCGCCATGGGGTCCCCTGCGGTCAAAACCCTAACCAAGGAGGTATCCCATGGCGAACATCTTCCAGAAGGCGACCAAGTTCGCCGGCACCGCCCTGGCGCTCCTGCGCCGTCAGGTCAAGTTGCCGACGCTCTTCGTCACGAAGTACGGCATCAGCGACTTCCGCGGCGCAGCCGGAGACGTCGTGAACGTGAAGCGGCCCCCGCTGCTCCGCGCCCGCGACAAGGGCTGGCGCTCGGCGAACGCGATCGTGGTCGATGACCTGTCGCAGGCCAAGATGCAGATCGCGCTCGACAAGTTCCCGTACAACGCGGTGCACCTCTCCCCGGAGGAGCAGACGCTCGACGAGGTCGAGTTCGTGCGAGACATCCAGGCACCGCAGGTGCAGTCGATGATCGAGTTCTACGAGGAGGTCATCGTCGACACGCTCGCCGCTGCCGACTTCGTGCTCGAGGTGAACTTCACCCCGACGACCCCGGCCACGGCGTACAACCACGACCCGGCAACGGTCGCGCTGCGCGCCCGGAAGCTGCTCGTCGACGAGAAGGTCCCAACGACCGGCCTGTACTGGCTGGTCGGGTCGACCGTGTCGGAGAACATCGCCGGCCACCCGCGCCTGCTCGCGGTCGACACGTCGGGCATGTCCGAGGCGCTCCGTGACGGCGTCGTGGGACGTCTCGGCGGGTTCACCGTCGTCGAGGTTCCCGCGCTCGACCCTGAGGAGTCGTACTTCGTGCACGAGACGGCGGTCGCTCTCGCGAACGTCGCGCCGGTCGTGCCGCGCGGTGCGGTGTCGGGGTCGTCGATCGCCGCGAATGGCATGGCCATCACGCAGATCTTCGACTACGACTCGGTCAACGCGAAGGACCGATCCATCGTGGAGTCGTTCGTCGGTGCCGCGGTCGTGCTCGACCCGGAGACCGACGCTGACGGCAAGGTCATCGTCGTCGACGGTGAGGTCCAGATGGACTTCGTCCGCGCGGTCAAGGTCAACTTCGGTGCCAGCTCCGCGAAGGCGGTCTGGACGCTCGACTCGACCGGCACCGTCTCCGGCGGTACGTACACGATCACCGTCGATGGTGAGACCACCGACAACATCGCTTACAACGCGTCGAACACGGCGATCGCGACGGCGCTGAACGCGCTGGCTGGTGTGTCGGGCGCCACGGTCACCGGCACCACCGACAAGACGGTGACGCTGAAGGCCGCGGCTGTCCTGTCCGTCGAGGACGCGAACATCACGGGTGGCGGCTCGATCGTCGCAGCGTGACCTAACCCCGGGTGTCCCGCCACCTCTTCCCTGGGGGCGGGACACCCGGGAGCACGGGAGGAGTGAACCATGGCTAATCAGCCGCTCATCGACACGGAGCGTCTCAGCAACTGGCTGGGACTGGCACCGTTTGAAGCCGACAGTGTCGAGCTCAAGCGTGCGCAGGAGGTCATCGCGACCATTTCTGGTGCTGCTCGCAGTGAGGCGCGACGCGAGTGGACCAGCGAGGACGTCCCCGAGGGTGTCGCGAGCATCGTGCTGATGGTGGCCGTGGAGTGCTACTCGAATCCCGACAACAAGACTTCCGTGACCATTGAAGAGGTCACGCGCCGGTGGAATGCCGGCGAACTGTTCTCCCCGTCGCAGCTGTCCAGCCTGCGGGCGTATCGGCCCGGGCAGGTCAGCGGTATCGGCACGGTCCAGTTCGAGCGTGGTTTCGATGCTCCGTCGATCGCCGTGCCTGGCGGGGCGTCACCGCGGATGCGGCGCCCGTCGAGCGCTGCTGTCCGAGCCGATGTGGTCGGCGGTAACCCGGCGGTGCTGTATGACGGCCGCGGGTATTGATCTGCTGCTCGCCCGCCGTGAGGCGGAGAGCGAGATGCGGGAGACGTGCACTGTAACTGCTGCGGGTGCTGGGTCTCCGGGTGAATGGAACCCGGTGACGTTGCAGCACGACGCACCGGATGCGGCGACGGTCTACACCGGCAAGTGCAAGGTCCGGTTTGGGAACACCAGGGCACGCCAGGGCGAAGCTGGCGGGCAGTTGTACGCCGAGCAAGACCTCACAATCTCGTTCCCCGTAGAGGGGACGACGAGCATCGTCAAGGACTGCGTCGTGGAGATCACCGGATCCGCCGATGACGCTGCTTTGGTCGGGGCGAAGTTCCGGATCACCGCATCGCGGGCACAGTCGAACGCGACATCACGGCGCCTCCCCGCGAAGGAAACACAGTGACTGGAATCAACGTCGAGTTCGACTTTTCCGAAGTGCACCAGTTCACGGTGGAACTAGAGAACGCGACGGCCGACGTCATGAAGAACGTGAAGAAGGCCGTATCAACGTCCGCGTATCGCGGACGCCAGGCGTGGATCCGTTCCGCTCGCCGCCGCGCCGGCACACACCTTCCCGGCTACCCGACGTCGGTCGACTACGACTCGGTGAAGTTCATCGATGGTAGCGCCGAGACCGAGCTTGGACCGAACCTCTCCCGCAACCAGGGTCCTCTCGGGATTGTCGAGGACGCTCCCGGCGGTGTGAACGCGACCCCCCAGCGGAACTATGAAGCCGCTGAGCGTGTAATCGAGCAGGATCTAGTGTCGGGCATCCTCATCGCGATCGGTGACGGGATCGGTGACTCATGAACACAGCATCGATCTTCGACGGGGTGAAAGCGCTGCTCGATGCGACACCGGTCGACTGTCACGACTCCGAAGCACCCCTCAACGATGACGGTTCTGTGGTACGCGAGTCGTATTTCGTGCTACACGATCTCGGCCCGGACGAGCTCGAAGACGACCGGTACACGGCAGCGCAGAGCAGCGAATCGACCCTCAAACACCGTGTTCTCGTTCGCGCGACCGGGTTGACTGCAGAGGCCGCGCGGAACCTGACTGACGCGGTGGTAGGAGAGCTCGTCGGGCAGGTTATCCCCATAGCCGGACGCAAATGTGACCCTATTCAGGTAGACCCGCAGTCGTTCACCGCGACCAAGCGTGACACCGCCATCTCGCCGCCGCTGTATTTCCGTGACGTCGAGTTCACGGTTACCTCGAGGAGGTCCTGATGTTCGTTCGCGTCCGTGGATCTGGGGTCAACGACCCGCCAGCTGAGTTCCTCGTTCCGTTGCGCGAGTTCGACGCCAACCCGCACCTGTACGTCCGCGTCGATGGTGACGTGCCGCGGAAGAGGCGGGTAAAGAAGAGTTCCGCGCCTGTTGTGGTGGCGGTTGAGAAGCCTGGTGAGAACGACCTTGCCCCGTCCGGGGCTGACTCTATTGGAGACGCACATGACGACTGAAACAGTGCAGACAGGTCAGGCCGCAGACGGTTACGGCATTGTCCTGTGGGTTCCGACGATCGCGGACCCGACAGCCCCGACCGCGACTGAGCTCGCGGCCGGCACGGTGAAGCGGATCACGTATGGGCTTGCCCCGGATGGGTTCCGTCACGACACGACCGTGAGCACGATCAACACGGGCCGATACACCCTGAAGCAGACGATCGAACTGGACGGGACCGTGACCGACACGGTGGAGATTCAGTACGTCTACAACCGGGCTACTCCGACCGTCGTGGAGACGGCCCTCGGCACCCCGGGGACGGCAGGGTACATCGTTCACGCCCTCGGTTACGAGTCGGGTCACACGTTCGTGGAGGACGACGTTCTGAACGCGGTGATCCCCGTGTCGACGTCGATTGCCCGTGACGTGCCGCCGACGGCGAACACGGAGCTGATGAAGGTTCTGAAGCTCAACGTGACCGGAACCGTCCACCGTGAGGTCGCGGTCGCGGCCGGAGCGTGATGACTCCGGGGGTGGGGTTCCCTCACCAGGCTCCACCCCCGGTTTCCTGTCTTCTCTGGTGAGGGAATGGTGAGCCATGGTTGATCTGAAGGCGATGATCGCGAAAGCGAAGTCGGCGGATGTTAGTGGGCAGACGGTCACGGTCGCGGTAGGTGATGAACTGGTGGATATCAGTTTCGCGCCGGTCCCGGGGCATGTGTGGGTTGATCTGGTCGCGAAGTGCCCTCCCCGTGAGGGGGCCGCGCGAGACAAGAACGTGGGTTACAACACGGACGCGGTTGCACGGGTCTACCCGGTGGACCGGATCACGGTTTCGGCTGAACCGGTCGATCCCGGAACTTGGGGTGACCTGCTCGATGTGCTCCCGTCCCCGTCGCTGTCGCTGATAGCCGCGGCATTGTGGGGGCTGAACCAGTACGAACCTCAGCAGAGGATCGCGGAACTGGGAAAAGCGAAAGCGGGCGGCAGTACGAGGAAGCGGCGCTAGCCCGCGAAGTAGGCGCTTCCCCTCGCCGGTTGACCGGGTGGGAACCTGCTGAGGTCACCACACATTACACCCCGGATGGGGCTGTGACGGGGTACTCGGTGACGGTTCGGGAGCCGGAGTGGTCACCTGACGATGTTGCCGTGCTCGCCGCGTCGAGGCGGGAGGAGTTCTCCCGGAGAGGCGCGCACGGGTTCAAGATCACCGAAGCGACGGACCCGGCGAACAACGGGAACTTCGAGGTTGACCTGCCGTCGACAGACTTCGCTGCGGCCGCGTTGAAGCGGGCGCAGGACAAGTACTTCGGGCAGTACCCGGACGCTAAGGGCGATCCGTCTCTCGTGTGGAACGTGCGCCGACGACAGCCTCCGCAGCCCACTTGATCGGGTACGCGATCAGTGCGACAGCGATCGCGACCGCGCCGATGGGGATGAAGATCGGCGTGAGGACCGGCGAGTAGAAACCGATCCCTGCCGCGACGATCCCGATCCCGACCAGCACCGAGGCGTACACCTCAAGTTTTCGTAGCGGGCTCATGCCCCGCATCCTACCCCGTCCCATATGGCGGGGTTTCGTCGTTCCTGGGGGTGCTTGTGGCTGAACGGGTCGTGTCTGTACGCCTCACGGCGAAGATGCAGCAGTACGTGGACGGCATGAACCAAGCCGCCCGAGCCACTGCGTCCGTGGGGTCAGAAGGCGAGAAACTCGCGCAGACGAAACGCTCGTTCGACCAGTTGGGGCGGGTATCTCTCGCGGCCGGTGGGCTAATCGCGGCTGGGCTTGGGGTGGCGGTCGCAAAGTTCGCGGAGTTCGACCAGGCCATGTCGAATGTGCAAGCGGCCACGCTCGAGTCTGCGGACAACATGGAGCGGTTGAGGGACGCCGCGCTCGAGGCTGGTGCTTCCACCGTGTTCTCGGCGTCGGAGTCCGCGAACGCGGTTGAGGAGTTGGCGAAGGCCGGCCTGTCGACATCGGACATCCTCGGCGGAGGCCTGTCTGGCGCTCTGGACCTTGCTGCCGCTGGCGGTCTCGGTGTAGCTCGGGCTGCGGAGATCGCTTCCACCACGTTGCAACAGTTCGGGCTTGAAGGGTCAGACGCGTCCCACGTCGCCGACCTGCTCGCTGCTGGTGCGGGCAAGGCGATGGGCGATGTGGAGGACATGTCGCAGGCCCTCGCGCAGTCCGGTCTTGTCGCGAATCAGTTCGGGCTGTCGATCGAGGAGACCACGGCCACGCTCTCGGCGTTCGCGTCGGCTGGTCTACTCGGGTCCGATGCGGGTACCTCGTTCCGGACGATGCTGCTTCGGCTCGCGAACCCCACAGGGGAATCCGCGGACCTCATGAAGGAACTCGGCATCGAGGCGTACGACGCTGCAGGGCAGTTCATCGGAATGGCCGGTTTCGCTGGTGAGCTTGAGACCGCACTGTCGGGGATGACCGATGAGCAGAAAAACACGACCCTTGCGGTGCTGTTCGGCCAGGACGCGATCCGTGGTGCGAACGTTCTCCTGAACGAAGGGGAGCAGGGCATCCGGGACTGGACTGCAGCGGTTGACGACCAGGGGTACGCGGCGGAAACAGCCGCGACCCGCCTTGACAACTTCAAGGGCGACGTTGAGGCGCTGCAGGGCGCCCTGGACACGGCGTTCATCTCCATGGGTGAGGCAGCTGACGGCCCTTTGCGGTTCTTCACGCAGGCGCTAACCGGGCTGGTCGACAAGTTCAACGAGATGCCCGAAGCGGGACAACAGGCCGTGTTCTGGGTGGGCCTCGCGGGGGCAACCGCGTTCACTGCGTTCGGCTCGTGGGCTCTACTAGTTCCGAAGGTCGCCGAGTACACACAAGCCCTTGAGGTTTTGGGTCCGAAGGCTCAGGCCGCAGGCAGAGTCGTTGGGGCTCTCGGGCGCGCGTTTGGCACCGTAGCCGTGGTCGGGACCGCAATTGTTGGAGTCGACTATCTTTCTCAGCTGCTCGCAGAGAAGCTGCTCCCATCCGCGGAAGAAACCGCAAACAAGGTGACCACGGCAGCCACCGCATTCGACCTACTATCGGCTGCGTTGTCGGCACGTGGCCTAACGAATACAGCCGGAGAGGCGTCACGGGAGATTCGCACGCTCGGGACCGCGCTGGACGAGTCTTCGGATAAGTCAGGGCAGTGGTGGTCACAGCTTTCATCCGAATCGCAGGCGACATTCGACAACCTCAAGCGTGTCGGCCAGGAACTCGGCGCGCTGGCCGAGTCTGATCTTCCGGCTGCCCAGCGACAGTTCCGTCTCTTGGCCGATGCCGGGGACCTCACGACGGAGCAGCAGTTGGCGCTGCTTGACGCGATGCCGGCGTTGAAGAACGCGCTGACGGAGCAGGCGACCGCCGCGGGTGTCGCCGCCGATGGGCAGGGACTGCTCGATTTCGCTCTGGGTGACAGTGAACAATCCACGCAGGCAAATGAGGACGCGTTGCGCGCCCTCGCCGGTCAGGCCGTTGACACGGGTGAGGAGGTCGAGGGGCTCGCTGACATCATCCGCGGGTTCGGTTCCGCCACCCTTGATGTGCGCGACGCTCAGCGCGGGTTCGAGCAAGCGCTTGATGACGTGCAGCAGTCGCTGGTGGACAACGGCAACACGCTAGACATCTCGGAGCAGGCCGGCCGTGACAACCAGGCCGCGATTGATGATCTCGCGAACTCCACCCTCGAGTACGCGGCAGCGTTGTACACGCAGACCGGCTCACAGGATCAGGCAGCGGCAGCCATACAGAACGGCCGTGACCGGCTCATCGAGATCATGACTCAGTTTGGGCTAACTGAGGATGAGGCGAAAGCGTACGCGGACCAGCTCGGGTTGATCCCGGAAAACGTGAACACGTATGTGCAGGTGAACACGTCCGACGCTGAACAGAAGATCAGCCGGTTCATAGCGGCGTATTCGAACGTGACCGTCCCGTTGCGGCCCGACGTGTCGGGGATCTTCCCCGGAAGTGCCTACGGTGGCGCGATCGGTAAGGCTTCTGGTGGGTCCGTGGTGGGTCCTGGGTCGGGGACATCTGACACGGCTGGCCTGTATCGGCTGTCGAACGGTGAACATGTTCTCACCGCGGCGGATGTGAAGGCGATGGGTGGGCAGCACGCCGTCTACGAGTTCCGTGACGGGTTGCATTCCGGCGGGATGTCTGGGGCGCGGGTGGAGATGAACATGAACGTCCTCCCCGAGCAGGGCGTGCCGTTGCAGGTTCAAGCCGTCCGGGCCGTGCGCCGCATAGAGTCGCGGCTGGTCAGGGGGTAACGGATGCCAACGTTCAGCATCGTGTCCAGTCTCGGGACTTTGCCGCTGCTGTCGGGCGACGGCGCGGGGAGCTTCGTTCTCGAGTCTGGTACGTCGGGGCTGGGGTTGCCTGCGGAGGTGCTGCGGTTCGCGGATTCCGCTGCGGGCGGCGGCAGATACCAGGGCGGTCGTTACGCGATGCGTGACGCTGTTCTAGCGATCGGTGTGGAGGCTGACACGGAGGACGCGCTCGAGGCGTCGCTCCGGCTGCTCGCGTCGCACGTTGACCGTTCAGCGAGCCCGACGCTCGTGGCGCAGTACGCGGGCGGCGAGAAATGGTCAATGGGCTTCTACCGGACCGGCGGTGGGGAGGATGTCCGGACGCTGACCCCGACCTATGAACGGTGGGACCTGGATATCCGGTGCCCACGCCCGTTGTGGGTGCGTGAAGCCCCGGTGACGGTCCCTGAGGTGAACCCGGCCGCGGAGAAACTGGGGCTGCTGCCGTACCTGTCGGCGCTGCCAGTCACGGGATCGACGGCGTACGGGGATCTCGTGGTTGAGAACCCGGGCGACGTGGAGACGCCAGTGAACTGGCGGATCACCGGCCCGGGTGGCCCGTGCGAGATCGTGCTAGGTGGGCGCGGGTTCACCTTCGATGCGGTACTCACCGAAGGTGAAGTCATCTCGATCGTGCGCACCACCACCGGGTGGACGGTCACTGATCAGACCGGCGCGAACCGGTACGCCGATCTCGGTCCGGCACCGAAGTTCCCATCTGCACCGGTCGGTGTTAGTACCGGCTTCGCGGCGATCGTCGATGCGGGGGCTGGGTCGTCGGTGGCGGGATGGTTCAACCCGCAGCGAAAGATGGTGCGCTGATGCAGGTCGAGGATCTGATCGTCGAAGTACGAGACGAGAACCTTCAACGCCAGTGGCAGATCGACGCGCAGTTCCTCACCGGGGCGACGTTCGCGCCGAAGACGAACGGTGTGGGGACGTGGCAGGTTGTGCTCCCTGCGACGGTGGACGGTGCAGAGTACGAGCCGTGCACGGCGCTGCGTGCTGAGGGTGCGGGAATCATCGTCACCACACCGCAGGGTGTGCTTATCTCGGGGCCGACTGACTACGAGTCGTGCGAGCAGACATCCGAGGACCCGGACGGGGCGTGGACCATCCAGGGATGGTCTGACGATATTCTGCTGGATGACGCTCTCGCATACCCGGACCCGGAGACCGTGGATGTGTCGGCACAAACCAAAGCGAACGACGTCCGCACCGACACTGTCGAAGACCTCCTGATCGCATACGTCTCGGCGAACATCGGCCCGGATGCCCCGTCGGCGCGGACGACCGGCACATTCTGGGCGTCCGTTGTTGTCGGGACGTCGCTGGGGCGTGGGCCGACCCGGACAGCGTCGCCGAGGTTCCAGAACCTCCTCCAGCTCTGCCAGGAACTCGTGTCCGACACCAATGTCCTGTTCCGCCTGGTGCAGAACGACGACGACGAGCTGGAACTTGAAATCAGTCTGTCCGTGGACCGGTCAGGCGAGTGGCGTTTTGACATCGACAACGAACAGTTGCAGTCCACTCAGCATGGGTCGGGTGCCCCGTCTGTGACGCGCGCGATCGTCGCCGGCCAAGAGCAGGGCGTGAACCGGACGATCATTGAGCGGACGTCTACGGCGTCGCTTGCTGCGGAGGCGGCGTGGAAGCGTCGTCGGGAACGGTTCGTAGACCAGCGGCAGACGGACGACACTGACGAGCTCGAGCAGGCCGGTGATGCCGTGCTCGCGGAGGGGGCCGCGCCGGCCGGGTTCACGGTGGAACCGTCCGAAGATATCGACGTGCTATCCGCACGGTCAGCGCTCGGCTCCCTCGTGTCCGTCACGATCGGCGACACACCGGTCACGGCCAGGCTGAACCAGGTCATCCTCACCATCACCGAGAACGGCGTCTACACGGCCGCTGTGATCGGCGATGAGGACGGCACTGACTGGGAAGGGCAAGTCAACCGGTCCCTGTCGTCACTCGGCTCACGAGTGTCGAACCTCGAGCGGAACCCGGTCGGGTTCTCGGCGGACTGGGCGGCGAAGGGCGGGCCGACATCGCTCGCGTCCGCCTACAAGAACGTGTGGGCTGTCGGGCTCGACGGCGGCGGCGTGCTCGATGCGGAGTCCAACGCGAACGGAATCGTGGTCGGCGCTGACGGCATCTACGAGATCGAAGGCGCGCAGCGCGGCGACGGCACGAACGTGTACGTGACCCTCGCGCTCAACGGTTCCCGCACCGCTCTGGAGACCCACGCGGGCGGGCTGTTCACCCACGATCACTCGGCCGGCACCTTCAACTACTCGACGTCGTCGTACATCGGGCGCCTGTCGGCTGGGGACATCATCACGCTCGGCGGGCCGACCAGCACGAACCTCTTGTATGCGTCGTCGACTCTGACCGGGTTCATCAAGGCACGCCGCATCGGCTGAAAGGACACAGCATGGCCACCGAACGTTCTTACCCGTTCCGGCTCGCGGCGGGCGCTGACCCGGAAGACCTCGACCCGGAACTCGGGTTCACGACGGATGTCGAGTTCTCGGAGATGTTCCGGCTCATCTTCCCGTCCTGTGTCGTGTCGGGGCTGGCGGTGTTCGCTGACTCGTCGGGCCTGCAGGTGAAGGTGCCTGAGGGGTACGGGTTCGTCGAGGGCCACCGATACAAGATGACCGACGGTCCCGCGGTCCCCGCGATCGCCGCGAACGGGTCGGGGCAGCCGCGCATTGACACGGTCGTGCTCCGTAAGGAGTACGGCACCGTGAACGCTGTGCAGCTCGCTATCGTGCAGGGCACTCCCGGCGCTACCCCGGCACCACCCGACCTGGAGCAGACCGCAACAGCGGTGTACGAGTTCCCCCTCGCGGATGTTGCGGTCGCGGCGGGCGCGGTCACCATCGCCCCGGCGAACGTCACTGACCGGCGCAAGTTCTGGAAGCAAGCCGTCCGTGAGGCGCTGGGGATCTTCGTCGGCACGACCGCACCGTCGAGCGGTGTCGGCGAAGACGGCGACCTGTACTTCTACTGAGATCGGGGGCCGTCATGGCTGTTTTCCAGCGCGCCGACCGGTCGGGCACTGTCCTGGCCCGGAAGATCACCCCGGACAACCGTGTCGGGATCTCCGAGTGGCTTCACTCTCTCGGGCTGGCACTGTTCGACCTGACGATCACCGACGACATGGACGGCATGGTCGTGGTCGCCGAGACCCCGCCGCGGGTCATCACGGTCAGCGAGCTCAACACCGAGTTCATTGTGACCAGCAAGCTCCGCGACGAGTACGGGGCGACCGGTGACTGAGGCGTCTGCTGCGCTCAACGGTTCCGGGCCGCAGCAGATCTACATCAATGTCTACCGGACAGGGCAGAGCGGGAACCAGTCCCACTATCGGGCGATCGGCCGTTACCTGGCTTACGGGTACGGGTCGTGGACGAACAACACCCAGTACTGGTCGGCGAACCTTGGCGGTTGGGCGATCTCGGGCACATGGAATATCCCGTACGCGAACCGCTACAACGACATCACCCTGTTCGACGTCACGTTCTCCCGCGATCATGATGCGAACGGGTACGGGTCGGGGTTCTACTCGTCGTTCTCGATCGACACCGATCATTCCAGCATCGGCGACGGGTCCGTGGGGGTTTCGGAGGAGACGCCGCCGAGGATCCCGAAAGCGCCCAGCGCGTGCGGTACACCGTCGTTTTCGCAGATAGGCCCGACGAGCATGCGGGTCGATTTCGCGGCACCCGCAGACGACGGCGGGACGGGGATCCTGGAGTACCGCATCCGGCACGCCGACAACGTCGGTATGACCGGTGCAACGACCGTCAGCACCGGGGGTAACCGGTTCACGACAATCGGCTCGCTCCCGCCAGGCGCGGCACGGTACGTGCAGGCATCCGCCCGTAACGGTGTCAACTGGGGGCCGTGGTCGAGCGTCGGGTCCGCGGAGACCATCTCGGGCGGGAGCATCAAACGCTCCGGCGCGTGGACCGCGGGCCGCGCGAACGACAGAGCCGCCGGCCCGTGGGCGCCATCCGTGGTGATGAAGAAGACCGCCGAGACATGGGGAGCAGCACGATGACACCGAGCCCCGTGGACTGGCTGCCAGACCCGATCCAGTCATGGCTCAGCTCGACAAACGGGCTTGAGTTCTTCGCGTGGGCGGCGGGGATCGTCATCGCCATGTGGGGCGTCTACAAGCTGGCCAAGAAGGTGCTTCCCGGGACGGTCGCGGTAGCGAAGGGTGTCGTGAACGCTGCCGCGATCCTCGCCGCGGTGCAGGGGCTACCTGACTTCATCGAACGATCCGATCAGCGCCACCACGATGCCGACGAGAGGCACGCAGCGCTGGACAAGAAGGTCTCCGACATTCACCACGAGGTGCATTTCAACGACGGGACGTCAGCGAAGGACGGGATCCGCCGCACCGAACAGGCCGTCGCGAAGATCGCTCAAAGCGTCGAAGGGCTCCACGGGCGCATGGATGTCGTCGAGAGCGATGTGAAAGCGCTGCACCGTGCCGACGCGGAACTCCGCGCTGATCTTGAGCAGACGAACCCACCAGATAGGAGTGCCTGATGGGCGCATATCCCGCTTCCGTGTCGACGTTCACCGTCGTCGGCCGTCTGCACATTGATGAGGGCGACGGCATCGACGTCGGTACTGACCCTGACGTGAACCCGCAGGAGGGCGTGTCGGTCACGTTCACCCCGCAACTGAACCCGAAGCGCATCCGTGTGCCCGGGTTCGGGCTCGTCGACATCGCACCCGTTGCCGCGGTCACCGACGCTGACGGGTACGTGAAGACCATCGGCGGGGAGGATGTGGTCCTCGCGTACGGCGGCGACCCGGACATCACCCCGACGGGGTGGACGTGGCTGGTCAGCATCGAAGCGACATCCGTGGTCCCGGAGGATGAGTTCTCGATCGCCGGGTCCGCGGGTGGGACAGTTGACCTGTCCGAGTTCGCGTCCGTCTCGCCGGCCGACCCGGGCGCGGAGGTTGTCGCGTGGGTGTCTGCCCGGGACGCGGCGATCGCGGCGAAGGACGACGCTGAGGCGGCACAGTCCGCTGCGGAAACCGCGCAGGCGGCAGCCGAGGACGCTCAGGCTGCTGCGGAGGCTGTCCCGACGTCGAATGACGGGATCGTGGCCGGCCTTGTCGCGGACTCGGGGAGCTCGACCAGAGGTGCGCTAGACGCTGCTTATGTTCCACACCAGGACACGGCACCCGACGAGACCGTGACGACCGTCTGGGCCGACACGTCCACCGAGCCACCCACGATGAAGGGATGGGACGGGTCCGCGTGGGTGGCGATCGGCGGCGGTGCGGGCGGCATCGGGTTTATCGACAACGGTAACGGCACACTCACACTCAGCATGACCGCGGACATTTACAGCAAGGACGGCGCGGACGAACAGTTCGTGCACGTTGTCGGCTCTCCCATGCCGGGTCAGGTGCCGGTGTGGAACGATTCTGCTGGGCAGTGGGAACCTGGCGAGGGTTCGGGCTCCGGTGTGCCCGACGGTGGCACCACAGGGCAGTCGCTCGTCAAGACCTCCGACACGAACGGGGACGCGGAGTGGGCCGACCGTGTTGCGACGGTGAACGGGCTCGCACCCGTGGACGGCAACGTGAATACCGCTGTGCTCCCCGGCCCCCTGGAGAAGACCCCGATCTACGCCTACGGACACTCCTATTTGATCGGAATCGGAACCTCGGGTGGGCGGGATATCGTGTCGCGTCTCACGCAGCGCACGGGCACCGCTGTCACGAACCGTGCGCTGACCGGCGCGTCGGTGTCGGTTGCGTTGAATCGGATGCATAACCTCGACGGTTCCGCTAGCGCATCCGTGTGGGTTCCGGGAACGAAGGGTGTCATCCTGTTCGATTCCGTCACGAATGACGGTCGGCGCTCGCCTGACGCAGCTTTCACCCAGGACAACGTTGACGCGTATCAGGAGATGATCCGTTCCGTTGTTCGCATCGGGCGGTCATCC